AATGGGTTGCTTGTGTAGTTTGTCACCTGATTACAGACCATATGCGTACACTAAGTGGTCACACGGCTTTGCTTGTGTCGATGTTAACGAAGATTTAACCTTTCACGTCAATAACATGAAAATCATTGAGGGCAAAATAATATGAGAGTAAAAGTAAACTTTGTTTTTCAAGAAGACCAAGTAGATCCAATTTACAAAAAGTTGGGTTTAGAAATGGATGCTGACGCTTTTGAAATAGTTGAAGAGGGTTGGTTAGACCTTAATCATGTCATCGCCGCGTCAGAATTTTACGAATTAACACAAATATATTGCACAGGTGGTCATACTTTTTTAATAGATTTGCCGTTAAATGAATTTGAAGCACTATGGACGTAGTTAACAAACCAGCACACTATCAGGGTAAAGTAGAAGCCATAGATGCGATTGAATCAGCAATGACAAATGAAGCATTTAAAGGTTATTTACACGGTAACTGCATTAAGTATCTTATGCGGTTTACTCGTAAAAATGGACAAGAAGATTTACTCAAAGCACAATGGTATCTCAACAAACTTATTGAAATCAATGGCAAGAATAGAACTCTCTAATATTGACTATATCCTAAAGTGGGAAGGTGGTCTAAGTAAGCACAAAGCGGACACAGCATCACGTCACCCAGTTCCTGACGGAAGCGGATACCACACAAATAAAGGAATCACTTGGATGGTTTGGAAGGGAATTTTCGGAACTAACAACGAGTCAATAGAATCTTTTTACAAAATGCCAAAGGACAAGTGGATTCAGATTTACCAACGCTATTGGGACGGTTTAAACTGCACTAAAATTGAATCTCAGATAATAGCTGAATTTTGGGCAGACTTTGCATGGGGTTCAGGAATAGGCGGTGCATCACGACAATTACAGCGTTTTCTCAATTCTCACGGCTTTAATTTGAAAGTTGATGGTAAGATAGGGCAATTTACAATTAGTGCCTTAAATAGCCTTATTGAGCGTCGTGGTGAGAAATGGGTGTTTGAATCTTGCTACTCATGGAGAGTTCACTTTCTTCAAAGCCTAACTTCATTCAAAGACTTTGGCAAAGGTTGGATAAATAGATTGCAAGACTTCTATATTTACGCACAACGTCAGTGGCAACCTTAGACGACATAGGCAAGAAGTTTAGTGACTTTAATCCTGCTGGTGACAAAGGGATTCAGGGAATACTCCAAAATTGGGGCAATGAAGTTATTGCTAAATTTCGTGCTAATCTTCAAAAGAATAAAAGTTTAGCATCTCGCAGACTTTACTCAGAGATTGAGTCTGATATTCTGCCAACAAAAACAGGCTACAGTCTGCAAATTAAAATGCTTGATTACTACAAGTGGGTTGAAGACGGTAGACCACCAACAAACACTAAAACTCCATCTAATTTAACGCTTCAAAAATCTATTGAGCAGTGGATTATAAATAAAGGTATTCAAACAAGAACCTCCAAAAATCAGTCACGAGCTGAAACGGTTAAGAGCCTTGCTTATGTAATTGCAAGAAAGATTCACCGTAAAGGTACTAAGGCAAGACCGTTCATCTCTCCTGTATTAACCAATAAAATGAAACAAACACTTGTTGATAGAATCGGTAGGTATATTGCTGACTCGTTAGCGTCATAGTTCTGTCAATAAAGAAAAATATTTTTCTATTAAGGAAATTTATTTTATCTTTGCTGCATGGAACTACAAGAAATCATAAATCTTATTAAAGTAAAAAGAAAGCACGGACTTGTGAAGCGAGTATCCGAGCAAACAGGCGTATCTATGCCTACCGTTAGAAAGTATCTTGACGGTGATGTTATTAACCCAAAGGCTATGTTGGTTATTAAAACTGCACTAGAGGAGGTATCAAGATGAAACAAGAATCATCAATAGAATGGTACGAGCAACAGATTAATCTGCTACTTGAAAAATACCTTTCATACGAAATTAGCGAGAGAGATTTTAGAATCATGAAACACAATATTTTCTATCCTGCAAAAGAAATGCACAAGGTAGAAATAGTTAACGCTGTTGATGGCTTTCCCTTGCCATTTAGAGGATTAGAGGGAGAAGATTATTATAATGAAATTTACGGAGGTAACAAATGAAAGTTGAAGTAAACGTGTATGTACACGACAAAGAAGTACAAGTAGTATTTGATGACTCTTTTACTTTTATCTACGACAGACAAGAAGTTGAGGACGCAATTATTGAACACTATTTTAAGAAATTTGAAGAGGTTATTTCTAAAGATGACGACAGCAGTCCTTATGAGGTAACTTACAGAGTTGACTTAGAACACATTAAAGAACAAGAACTATATAGAGTAATTCAAGAGACATTATGAAAACATCAGAGAAAATCACAAATTTAACTAAGGCAATGTTTTGCTTTCAGACCAAAGTATCAGCAGTTAAGAAATCTGCTAACAACCCACATTTTAAAAGCAAGTATGCTGACCTATCGGCTATTCTTGAAGTAATCAATCCAATTATGATAGAATGCGGTCTACTGGTTACACAACATCCAAATGAAGATAGTCTTGTAACTACCGTTTACCACGCTGATAGTGGTGAATGGATGCAGAGTGAACAAGTTCTAAGAATGAAAGATTTGAACAACCCTCAGCAGCAAGGCTCTTCCATTACTTACGCAAGACGTTATGCCTTAGCTTCTATATTTAATCTCAATCAGGAAGACGATGACGCAAATACTGCAACAGGCTACCAGGTGAAAGCAGTAAAAGAAGAGATGACACCTAAGCACCCATTGTGGAAGAAAGCAGTTGACCACATCGCAAAGGGCGGTTCTATTTCTGACGTTACTGACAAGTACATTGTAAGTTCAGATAACATTGCTATTTTGACCGCTACTAAATGAATGATATCACAAGGATGGAAATTACAATAACACAACAGGAAGAACTTTGGCAGGAGGCGAGACTATCTCGCTTCACTGCCTCAGAGATTCATAAGCTGATGGGAAGTTCTCGCAGCGGTGATGTACTAAGCAAAACGGCTGAGACTTTTGTATACGAGAAAGCAGCGGAGATTCTCACAGGTCAGAGAAAGGCAATTTTCGGAGATGCTCTTGAATGGGGTAAGAACTACGAATCATTCGCATTCCATTATTTTTCGCTAATTACCTTTGAAGAGTTTACCTACTACGGTGGAGAAACTTATGTTTTTATACCATACGGAGACCATAGCGGATATTCTCCCGACGGTTTGAGTAAAGATGCCATCTTAGAAATTAAATGCCCCTACAATTCAGCAATTCACCTTAAAAACTTTACTATCTACGATGCAGATAGTTTAAAGGCTTTGCACCCAGAGTATTATTGGCAAATGCAACTCGGAATGATTGCTTCTGATTTAGATAAAGGCTACTTTGTTTCTTACGATCCACGAATGCCACAAGGAAAGTTCATTCACGTGGCAGAAATAGAACGCCATTTAGTCCAAGATGAGATTGACGAGAAGCTAAATGCTGCTGCTGAGTTGTTGAATAATGTCATCAGATTGTAAGATATTGCAAAAATAATTGCAAAAAGAAAAAAATATTTTGCATATATGGTAAAAGGCTGTATTTTTGCTATACAATTAAACGAAACAATATGACACTTGCAGAAAAAATCAAAAACAACCCTTACTTAAAAATAAGTAACTGTACTGACATTGCTGACCTTGAATATGCAATGGATGAATTAAGAAAATTAGATTCTGAATTTGGTGAAGACAACAAAACACTTTTGAAACTTTGGGGTAAATTCTTAAACAAGAAAAAAGCACTTGAAAATAAAAAATCAAGTGCTTTACATCCTATATTTATAGATGCGTTAAAACCATTTGGAATTAAATAAATTAATTGAACAAATGAAAAATCAAAAACTTGATAAAGGAATTAATGCGCTTATAATTGCAGTAATATGTGTTGCTGTTTGTGTTAGCGTTTTGGCAATATTTATAGTTATTTTATCCTTTATAGACTATATTTTAACATAACGAAATAAAAAATAACTAAGATGACACAACACCACTATTTTCAAATCGTTTGTATACTATTCTTTGCAGTAGCGTACTTACTATGGTATCTTGCAATAAAGGTACAAGAGTTTAACCAAGAGCAAAAAGAAGCTGAGCCATTCCAAGAGCAGGAAAGACCTTATGTTGATCCTGCTCACTTTAACGAGGTAATGAAGCACCAGGCTAAAGTTCGTAAAACAATGTACAGAGGTAAAACTAAATTATCATGAAGCACTTACTACTAACAATAAACCAGTATAAGGCAGTAATGAAAAGTTATTTACTGCATGGTAACATTGATTACTCACGATATAATGATCCTGACTTTTCTTATGGTAAGTCAGCTGATTTTTGGGTTATATATTTAAAAGAACCAATAACACCTACATGGGCTTTTGATTTAGCATGGTACACAAAAAACTAAAAACTATGAAAAAATTATTATTAGCAACATTACTCATCGGAATGATGGGTGGTTGCACAGAGCAAAAAGACAAAGTTATCAAATTCTATGAGTGTAATGGACATATAATAGAATCAATAAAGATTGACAGTTGTGAGTATCTAATGAAGACATACGACGGTTATTTTACTCACAAAGGCAACTGTTCTAACCCTATTCACAAAGGAGGTAACAAATGAGCAATAAACAACAAACGGCAGTAGAACAATTAGCAATAGCACTTTACGAGAATGGATTTTTGCAAGGTGATGGTGATAGAATTCAAGAGATTGTGGAGATATTCAAAGAAATGGAGAAGGAGCAATCACATTTGTATTCAGCATTTTGTTTTAAATGTATAAACGAAAAGATTCCTGTAATAAAATTTGAAGATTGGATAAACTTATAAGGAGACACAAATGAGAGTAATTAAAAATAGAACATTGATACTTATTTATAAAATAAGTGCAATAATTAAAATTGTATTTTCTGATAGGTTTGAATTAAATATATTTGATAAGGACGGGTGGAATCTTACTCAAATTACATTTAATAAAAAAGAAATTTTAACATACGGAGGTAACAAATGAAATACATAACCAAACTAAAATTAGCAGCAGTTCACCAATTATGTGATGCAGAAGACAAATCAACAGAGTATACGCTACAACTGATGCAAGATACTTGTGATGTAGATTTAGATTGCTGTTTGTCTTATTTGAAACTTTCAGAAGAAGAAAAACATAGACTATTCGAAGAAGTTATTATGATTAATGAGGTTTTAATTAGATTAGGAGAAGAATAAACATACGGAGGTAACAAATGAGCGACTTAATAATTCCATATAAACTATTGTTAGATATGATTGATTTTATTGAAAAAAGTATAACTGATATGAATGAACAATTTGGGGAATCTACCAATATAGAAAAATTGATAGAAAGCAATGAGATGCCAAAGTTGTATTATAAGTTGGTTGAATTAAAAAAACAAGGAGATAACAAATGAATAAACTAATAGAACAAAGAGTGGCTGCAGTTTTGTTGAATCACCCTGAAGCAAGAGATAACGATAATGTTTTACTTGTTGAGTTCTGGAAGATGGAAATGAACGACAACGATAGCTACGCATACAAAACGCATGAATTCTTCAATATGCTTTATCAGGGCAAAGTGACCAATGCTTCAACCATTTCACGAATAAGACGCAAACTACAAATGCACTATCCTCATTTAAGAGGTGAACGCTATCAGAAACGCTTAGAACAACAGGAAGAAGTAAAACAAGATTTAGGCTATGAGATTTCGTTGGACACCTGAGAAAATTGATAAACTAAGAGAGTTATACATTGACACTCATATTGACGAAATTTGTCAATTCTTTGGTACTAAGAGACACGTTATTTACTGTGCTGCTCAGCGTTACAACATATCACGTTCAGAAGAATATAAGAAAGCCCATTGCTTTAATGTAAAGCCAAATGTACCTACTCAATTTAAAAAGGGTATGACAAGCTGGAACAAAGGTAAAAAGGGAATAATTATAGGAGGTATTCATACTCAATTCAAAAAAGGTCAAACACCTCACAATTGGAAACCTGATGGAACAGAAAGAATCTCAAAAGACGGCTACATTGAAATAAAGCACAACGGCAAGTATAGAGCTAAGCATAGAATAATATACGAAGAGCATCACGGCATTAAATTAGATCCTTACGAAGTAGTAATATTTTTAGACCGAAATCCAAAGAACTTAGATATCTCAAATCTAAAACTAATTTCACGACAAGAACATATGCAACGTAATCACTGGGTACATTTACCTGAAGAATTACAGGAATTAATACATTTAAAAAAGAACATAACTAAATTAATAACAGAACATGGCAAAAGACAAAATTCAAGACCTGAGACACCATCTATTTGAAACTATTGAAATGCTTAAAGACGGAGACATGGAAATAGAGAAGGCAAGAGCAATCAGCGAGGTTGCACAGGTAATCATTAACTCTGCAAAAGTAGAAGTGCAATTTTTAAAAGAAATGGGAAGTAATCGACATACTGGATTTATTCAGTTGGAAAATCCAGAAATTTAGTTTATATTTGCATACACCAAATCAGAGGGGTAGTAACAACACCTGCTTCCTCTCTGTTAAAATAGCAACTAACTGGAATGTGAAGGATTCCAAAAGTTAAAAAGATATTAGCCCGTTGGGTTTACGCGTACCTTCACTACCGTAAATCTGATGGGCTTTTTTTATGCAATGAATTTTAAAACAAAAACAAGAATTGAAGGCAATGAAGTAGTAATTGACCTTTACAAAAACGGAGAATTTTTAACAGAGTATTACTTTTACGTTGAAGAATTTGCTCATTACATTGAGCATATATCAGGTAAATATTGGGGTACTCCTGAAAACATTAATGAAATAAAATCAGCTTTATGGACTCAGCAGGTAAATTCGTAATATTTCAAACTTTTATTTTAGACAAGACTACGCATAGACAAGCAATTTTGCTTGGTGTGTTAAATGGTATGTCAAAGCGTGAAGGTTATTGCTATGCAAGTAATAAAACACTATCTGAAATATTAAACTGTTCAGTTGATTCATTGCAAAGAGATTTAACATTTTTAGAATCAAAACAACTTATAAGAAGAGTTATTACCAGGAATGATAAAAATGAAATTGTAAGCAGAAAGATATTTGTAGTTGACACATTGAACCCCACCGCAGAAATGCGTATACCCTCACCGCAGGATTGCGACTACCCCTCACCGCAGGATTGCGACAGTAATAATTATAGTAATACAAATAATAATAATAGTATAATAGAAAGGTTTGAAAAACTTTGGAATACATATACAAAAAGAGGTACAAAGCAAACATCATTAGATAGGTTTAAAAAACTATCAAAGAAGACTATTGAGGCAATTGAAGAACATTTACCTTTATACGTTAAAAATCATATAGATAATGATAAGTTACAATTTTTACCTTATTTTGAAAAATATATAAATCTAAAAAAGTGGCAAGATGAAATGCCTTATAAGTCAAAACAAATTGAAACAGTATCTAAGTCTTACTCTAAACTTAATTTAAATGATTGAAATAAATGTGATATCTGCAATGATGCAGACGGATTACGCAAAAGCATTTATCGGTAAAACAGATCCAGAATGGTTCTCAGGCTTTCACAAGGATATTATGAGAGCCATGAAAGATATGTACCATTCGAACACCGTTATATCTGTAAATGCACTTTATAAGATGTTTCCAAATAAGGCATTTGAATTATCTCAGATATTTACTGCTCTATGTTCTGATAAGTCAATAGAAAGAGATTTGCTTATTTTAGAACTTGACTATAAAAAGAAAATATTAATTGAGGGCATCATGACCATTGATGAACGCAAACCCATTGATACTATACAGAATGAATTAATGGAGATTTTAGAGCGTTCACGAATATCTGTTTTAGACCGTTCTTATACAATATCTAAGGTTGCAGGTGGTGTGTTAGATGTAATTACAAAAGCAGTTGAACAGGGAACAAATTTGCAGGGCATAAGTACAGGGTGGAGATACTTAGACAAGTTCATTGGTGGTTACCACAAAGGAAACCTAATTATTGTAGGTGGTCGTCCTGGTATGGGTAAAACTGCATTAGGTTTATCACTCTCAGTTGACTGCTGCAAATGGGCAAATGTTTTACTTTACACTATTGAAATGAGCAAAGAAGAATTAGCACAGAGATACATCAGTTATTTTGCTCAAATTGAAAACTACAAAATAAGAAACGCATCTATGACATTACAGGACATTGAACGCATTTCAACACAGATGTACTCACTTGGAAAAGATTTTCACATCATAGACGCTAATAATAGAAAAATAGACCACATTACCGCACAAATAAGATTGCATAAAGTAAAGTTTGGTTTAGATGTCGTTGTGCTTGACTATTTGCAGCTAATCGAAGGACACGGAAAGACAAGGTACGAAATGGTATCAGATGCAAGTAAAAGATTAAAACAGTTAGCTAAAGAATTAGGAATTACAATCATTGCACTGGCTCAGTTAAAAAGAGAAGAATCAGCAAAGACGCAACCAACACTTTCAGACTTAAAAGAAAGCGGTCAATTAGAACAAGACGCAGACGTTATTCTATTTCCATTCAGACCAAGTTACTACGAGGACACAAGACCTGACATTGAAATGGATGCTGAATTAATTATTGCAAAGAACAGACACGGTCAATGCGGAGTTGTACCGATTTCATTTGAAGGGCGTTACACACGATATAAAGAAATACTATGAACTACGAATACGAATACATCAAATTAAAAGCAGCACACACTCGTTTAAAAACAACGTACGAAAACAAGCTTGAAAGTGCTAAGAGAGAGATTCAGGAGTTAAGACAAATGATCTTAAAGCCTGAGCAGAAAACAAAAAAGGTTGACAAGAACTTTGATGAACTACTCAGAATAGTTTGTCAGGAATCTAACGTTATCCCTAAAGACTTTTTCTCTCGGTCAAGAAAGCGTGAGTATGTAATAGCAAGAGCAATGTTTTGTTTCTTTGCATACAACGAGCTAAATCAATCACTCAAGAAAATCGGGCTATATTTAAACCGTGACCATAGCACAGTAATACACGGCAGAGATATGATAGGCGACTATTTAGACATTAATATGAAGTTTGAGACTGCAATGCACAACAGAATTAAATCAAGACTAAATGCGATTCCTGACGATTACCTTACGGAGGTCACGAGAATATCTCCATATTTGTCTTAACAATGAAGAGGAAGTCATCTATTACTGGAGAAAGTACACAAAGTTAGGATGGGAATTAGTATCAGTTGACGAATCACTTACAACTAAGATAGTGTGGAAACAATATTGATAACTTTGGTCAAATTAAAAAGAAATTTGTTAAATCAAAAAGCATCAAATAATATCGGAGCTAACGCAGTCAACATGGCTGCGTGAGTTCTGCATAAAGATTGCAGGTGAACTTTCAAGCGACTTATATCAAGAACTATTTGTAATTTTATGCGAGAAAACAGACGAATGGATAGAAGAAAAGTACAAGAGCGGATATTGGGAAGGTTTTGTCATTCGCATCTGTTTAAATCAATATTACGGCAAATACACTAACTTCTCAAAGAACTTTATCAGACCAATAGGCTTATATGACACCGAAGGCATTGAGATAATAGAAGAAAACGATTCGATGTACAAAGAGGCACTATATAGCACTATTGACGACATTGTAAGTTCTAAAGAGTGGTATGAGCAAAAGATTTGGACATTGTACTGTGAAGGAGACAACAAACTTGAAATTAAACCACGATCGGCAAGAAGCATAAGCAGAGCAACCGATATCAGTAGACAGGAAATACTCAGAGTAATTAACACAATCAAAAAAGAAATAAATGAAAGACTTGTTGCAAATTTTGGGGATAGCATCGATGAGCATTATTTGGGTGCGTGAGTTTGGCTACAGATTTAAAAAGCCTTTGTCATGTGAGTTGTGTCTATCGTTTTGGGTTAGCCTATTTTGGTTTCATTCCATTGAGGGCATACCCTTAGCATTTTTAGCAGCAGCAAGTGCAACGATTATAAATAAATACTTATGATAGCAAAAGATAAAGCAGATGAATTAATTAAAAAATGTATGCCGCACATTCTAACTCTGCGAGTGATATTACTTTAATGTTTGCTAAAGAGTGTGCATTGATTGCAGTTGATGAAGTTATCAATTCTGCACCTTTTTTTTGTTATGATGACGAAGATAATTTTTATAGATCTGTCGCAGACGCAAAACAATACTGGCAACAAGTAAAACAAGAAATTGAAAAATTATGACACAAGAAGAAATAAACTACATCATCACCGAAATTCAACCACACTTCACTAAATGGAAGCACAGTGGTTTTATGAGGTTATCACCAGAGGACTCAGTTAAAGTCAGAGACATCTATTTCAGAGAGATGGGCAGACCAATGCCTACCTGCTCTAATTGTTTCGTTGAGTCACTTTATTCGTTAATTGTAAGAGCAGAAGCACAACAAGAAATTCAAGCAGCTACTATTGCAGATGATGAGCAAAAACCAAAAAGAAAGAGAAGAACAAATTAAATTTGCTGAATGGTTAGCACACAACGACTATCACCTTTATGACATAGTCAGAGGTGTTAGTTATTGGAGCAATGGCAAAGAAACAAAAACAACAAAACAACTACTAAGGGAATATGAACTCATTCGGCGGAACTTGGAATAACCAGCAATGCTTTGACTACGAGATGCGTAACGGCATCCATTTAGATAACCCATCATTTGTAAATATGTATGACGATGTTGTAAATTCAATCACAACTTTGTTGGATATTCGAACACACACAGATTTAGGCGGTGGAGTAGGTGCTTATTGTTTAGCAATGAAAAAGAAAGGTATCAAGACTATTTACTACGACCTGAATGAGCATCACTACGAATACGCACACTCTCGTGACGTTGCCGATGAATACCATATCTGTGACTTTACAACAAAGAAAATAAAGGCTGACTTTGTTTCCTGCATTGAAGTAATGGAGCATATCGAAGACGACAAACTCAAACCGTTTTTATCTCGTTTAGATTGCAGATACTTTCACTTCAGTTCTACTCCTCACTATTCTAACTTTGACAAAGAATGGGGGCATATAAACATAAAACCAAAAGCACACTGGGTACATCTATTTGAGCAATGTGGATTTACACTTCTGTTAGAAATGGATAAACCTACAAAGTGGTCACTGCTATTTAAGAAAGATGTTATTTGAAATTAAATTTGCAGAGTGGATTGCAGAGAATCATTGGACTTGCTGCGATGAGCACGACTTTATTTACTATTGGTGTTCTGAAAGCAAAGGGATGTCACAAGTACCAACAGATTTACTGTTTGATATGTTTTTAGATGAAAAAGCACGTTAAAATATATTTAGAACGCAGTAGATATATCACAACTAATGCGTATATTTGTTAAATGAAATGTGTTTATTGCAATAATGAATTTCAACAAAAATCAATAATTAATAAATATTGCTCAAAAAAATGTAAATCAAAAGTTGAAGCACAAAATAGATCAAAAAAACCAGGAATAAAAGTATGTAAATGTTGCAATAAAGAATTTACACCTTACACTTCTTTGGATAAGTTTTGCTCTGCAAATTGCAGGATAGAAAACATGAAATCTAAAAGGACAAGAAGATGGAATAAAGAATCAACAGAAAAAAGAACAGGTATAAATAATCCTGCATTTAAAAGCGGTATGTATACAAGGGAAAGTTCAAGAACAGATGAAGGTCAAAAATTATATTTAAGAAATAGAAATGAAATAAGATCTGATATGCTTTTGAAGTATGGTTATTTATTTTGTGAGAGATGTAATACAAATCAAACATATAAATGGGAAATGCATCATGTAATTTATAGAAGTGAAAAGCCATTACACGAACATTTACATAATAAAAGAAATTTAATGAATCTTTGTATTAAGTGTCATAATTGGTTTCACAAAAACAAATCTAATAGAAATGAAATTGTTGAAGAAAGAAAATTATATGAGTTATTTGGTGAAGACGTTAGAAATAAGTTAAAATGAACGAAAGAAAATGAAAGCAACAATAGAATTTGAACTACCTGAAGACCAGGAGCAATATAACTTTGCAAACAAAGGATTCGACTACTTCTGTGTGCTATGCGAATTCGACGAATTTCTACGTCAGAAAATCAAGTATAGCGAACTTGAAGAAAAGGAATACGCTCTACTTGAAGATACAAGAGAGCAACTAAGACAGATGCTATTTGATAGAGGGATAAGTCTTTAAAAAATAGTGAAACAAAAGTGAAACTATGGCAAACGAGCAGAACTTAAAACCATTTAAAAAAGGAGAGGTTCACAATCCTAACGGCAGACCTAAGAAGTTTACTACATTGATGAAAGAGAACGGCTACTCACTTTCTCAGGTGAACGATTCAATTCAGGTAATTATGTCAATGGACGAAAAGCAAATAAAAGACGTGCTTAAAAACGATGAGGCAACCATGCTTGAAAAGACCGTTGCAAAGGCTATAATAAAGAGCTACGAGAAAGGCTCACTTTATTCAATGGACACTTTGCTATCAAGAGTATACGGAAAACCAAAAGAATCAGTAGAGGCTACCGTAGAAGCAAAAGTAATAAATGTAACACTAAACTTAGATTAATGACAGAAAAGGAAGCAATCATTTTTCTGATTTACTACAACGATTGGAGAAGAGGAGAGGATATTGAAATGCCGAATCCAACGCAAATAGGAATAGCACTTGATACAATTATAAACGAATATTTTAAAAGAAATGGAAACAACTTACTTAGGTAATGCCTGGTCAGATGACTACGGCTTAAATGTCAGCATCAACATCGAGAAACTAAATGACGCAATTAAAAGCGGAAAGTTAGAAGTAAACAAATACGGTGATGTTAGAGTACGAGTACAGAAACTGAAGCAACAGAACGAGAAGAGCAAAGCGACTCACTCAGTAGCTGTTCCAAAGCCAAAGAATGATTTACCCTTTTAGATGAGAGTAATTTGTCTACTTGACGGAGCGAATGGAGTGTCCTTTCATAGATTGTACACTCCCTATCTTCGTTTACAACAAGACCACGGCATTACCGTAGATGTAAGTATTAATCATGAGGATTGGTTAAACCTTGACTATGAGCAATACGATTGCGTTATTTTTAATCGTTGGTTAGGAAGGTATCAGTACAATATACTTCCGCTACTTGCAAAATACAAAGTGCCTTACATCGTTGACCTTGACGACTACTGGGTACTTCCGAAGTACAACCCAGCATACAAGTTTTACAGAGCCTACATTAAAGACGGAGTAAAAAACGCTTTAACCTATGCAGATGGAGTTCAGGTAACTACTCCACAACTCGCAGAAAAAATAAAGGAGTTTTACAAAGGCGACAACATTACTATCGCAGAAAACGCTGTTGACTTTACACAGCCTCAATGGGGCGTAAATAAAGACCATACATCTACAATCGGTTGGGTTGGTGGTATAAGTCACGTTGAGGACATAAAGTTGCTTACAAATCAAATAAGACCTATCTGTGAGAAGTACGGCTATCGCTTTATAATGGGCGGACACCACGAGAATAGTAGAATGTGGGCAGAGATGGAGAAAGCAGTTACAGGAGAAAGCCAAAAAAATAGACCGACATGGTTTGAAACAAGAGTAGGGACAACACCTGATAAGTACGCTGAGATTTACTCAGAGATAGATATTTGTTTAGCACCTTTGACGGCTCAGACATTTAACCGATATAAGTCAGAGTTAAAGATCGTTGAGGCTGCTGCTTACAAACGACCTATTTTAGTGTCAAGTGTAGAGCCATACACCAACCACAAAAGTAACTTGGGAGTTTTCTTTGTGCAAAACAACGATTGGACTACACCATTAACGCAGCTTATTGAAAGCGGAAAGAGTAAAGAAGTCGGAGAGATAAACTACAACTACTGCAACGAGCATCACAACATTCAAGAGATTAACAAAAAAAGAATAGATTTGTTACAGAGAGTGTGTAGACCATAACGTTGACGTCAACGACATGGTATCAATTCGGTGAACATAACAACACGATATGCAAATAAACTACAAGCGACCATTTTTAACGAGTTATCAGAAAGCCATCTTAGACAGCCCTGCACGTTACACAATTACGGCAGCCTCAACTAAGACTGGTAAAACTGCATCTCATATAATTTGGTTGTTTGAAGAGAGTTTAAAATTAAAAGAAAACCAAGCAGTTTGGTGGGTTGCTCCTGTGTACCAACAAGCGGAGATAGCATTTCGACGAATGAAAGCACAGGTCAACTCTCGTGACTTCTTTCAGAGTAATGAATCTAAACTTGTACTCACTACTCCAATAGGCTCACGGATAGAGTTTAAATCTGCAGAGAAACCTGATAACCTTTACGGTGATGACGTTTATGCTGCGGTATTTGACGAGGCAAGTAGAGCAAGAGAAGAATCATGGTTTGCTTTGCGTTCTACGTTGACTGCTACGAAAGGCAAATGCAAACTAATCGGTAACGTCAAAGGTAAAAAGAATTGGTTTTACAAGTTAGGCGAAAAAGCCAAAGGAGGCGAACCGAATTTAGAATACTTCAAAATCACGGCTTACGATGCAGCCAAAGAGGGCATCTTAGATGTTGAGGAAATAGAACAGGCAAAGCGTGACCTACCTGACTATGTTTTCAAAGAGTTGTACCTTGCTGAACCTGCTGACGACAATAGCAACCCTTTCGGCTACGATAATATAGAAAACTGCATAATTCCCAAACAAACGGGTATAGTTACAGCATATGGCATTGACTTAGCAAAGTACACAGACTGGACTGTTATCATAGGACTCAACGAACAAGGCAATGTATGTCACTTTGAGAGGTTTCAAATGGATTGGTCACAGACTATGACAAAGATTTCTAACTTAATAGGAAACACTCCGACCTATTTAGATTCTACTGGAGTTGGTGATCCAATCGTAGAGCAATTACAACGTAAGCACCCAAGAGTAGTAGGCTTTAAATTTACATCACAGAGCAAACAACAACTGATTGAAGGCTTAGTGATGGCAGTACAACAGAGGCAAATAGGATTCCCTGACGGTAATATTGCTGATGAAATGCGTAACTTTGAGTTTGAATATTCCCGAACAGGAGTAAAATATACCGCACCACAAGGGCTTCACGATGACTGCGTAATGTCGTTGGCTTTGGCGTGGGATTGCAAACAACACAACAAAAAAGGATTATTTTTTTATGCTTAATTGGAACAACATAACAATCAAAAAACTACAAGAGATTAACGAGATAGACAAGAACTGCAATGCTATTGAAAGAACGGCTTGGGTAGTATCTATTTTAACTGAAACGCCCTACGAAGAAGTAGAGCAATGGACACTTGACAAATTACGGTCAATCGACTTGACATTTTTACAAGAGATACCTAAGAGCAAATTAAAGTTCACGTTTAAGCACAAAGGCAAACGATACAGACTTGTTAAGACTGCAAAGGAAATGAAGGCTCACCATTTCATCGAACTGCAAGAGTTAATGAAGAAAGACACTATTGAAGTGCTTCCTGAAATAATAGCGTGCCTATCTTATAGCGTAAACATCTTTGGGCGAAAGAAAGAAGATGACTATGAGCAAAAGGTAAAAGACTTCGCAGATTTGCCATTGGTTAACTTCTACAATTACGCAGTTTTTTTTTCTCAACTTTATCCGAAGTTATTAGAGGCTACCCTAATCTATTTGAAGGAGAAGGAAGCGAAGATGAAGGAGATGCTTTCGGATGGCTTGGACTAATTGACCGATTAGCAGGAGGCAAACGTAATGAATGGGATATGATTCTAAATATGCCATTAAAGGAGTTTTTGAATACTTTATCATTTCATATTACTGTAAAACGACAACAACAGAAGAGACTTGAAAAGGCAGCACAACAAGGTTTTGAATCTTATGTTTGTGCTTGTTTGAATGAGTTATTGTAATTAAATTTGCTACAAGAGTATAGGCGAAAACTTCTCAATAGACATAGAACGCTGACGGCTCGGAAAGACGAGCAACATAGTCAGGTGGCGGAATTGGTAGACGCAAGTGTGGTAGAGAGGGTTGGTAGAATGACCGATGAAGATCAATACCTCAACACAATATTTATGTTTTGGACTCGGGCTTTGAAACATAATTACAGGTTCGAGTCCTGTCCTGACTACGAAGACATATCAACGCCATTGTTCACAACGGATATGTTTAAAAGAAAGTGAACACGAGGTTTAAGTACACTCGTAACAACAATACTTTGACGGCTCGGAAAGACGAGCAACATTGCCCTGTAGAATAATGGAAGTTCATCTCACTTTGACTGAGAGCGTTGAGGTTCGAGTCCTCACGGGGCAACGATTGATTTGGGTCATTTTGTCTTGAAAATTATTTAAGTATAGATGGCTTTAAGTTTCAAGCACCAACCAACATCAGGCACAAGTTTTCTTCCTGCATACAACGACAATATTTATGTCGTTTCAGAATCTGCCTCAGGTACATATTCTCAGTTTAACTTTAGATTCAACTGCGTCGTTCAGGACTACAATGGAGGGCTACCTTTTTCAATTACAATGCTCAAAGCACCTATTTACTACGGTAGCACTAACAAGGGCGTTTTTAACATTGGTCGCATTCTTGAAAACTACGTTAGCTACGATTGGGACTACAACGATAGTGCAGCAAGTGGCTGTATAAATTCAGTTTTTGCATATCAGTCAAAGTTTGGCTACGAGTATAGCACAGGGGCAACGTCTCCGATAGTGTTATCTACAGGAGTAACCAATGAGGGTGTTAGAAAAGTTTGGAACGCTGCTCTTACGCCTGAAGAGTTAATGAACTACGCTGAAGAGGATTACAGAATGGCAACAGGCTCAAATGCAAACTTCTTGACGCATAACCTAAATAAAAGAATTCACATTGATCAAAAAGATTGGCTCTATGCTCTCCACGCTGGTGTACTTAATCGTTTGGATGTTAGTTTTAGCCCAAGTGGTTCTACTACTATCACTGGCACGGCTCAGGACATTACTCGTTTTCCGATTGGGGCAAACATACCAGGTGGCATACCTGTTGGAACAAAGTCCTACACTATCACTCCTAAGAATTCCGCAGGAACTACAATAGGCAGTCCGTACACAATTACTATTGATGACCGATGTAGTAAGTACTCAACGGTAGATTTATACTTTTTAAACCGTTTAGGAGGCGTTGAATCATTCAGGTTCAATATGCTGAAGCGTCAAAGCGTCAACTACAATAGGAAGTCCTACAATCGAAATCCATACACCTTAGACAATACGGCAATTACTTACACTTACGATGCTGAAAGCCATTGGAAAACTGATTACTATATTGACGAAATTACTAGATTTACTCTAAACTCGGACTTTATCACTGAAGCAGAAGCAGATTGGTTAAAAGAGTTAATAGGCAGTCCTTACGTTTGGATGTATGACGGAACACTAAAAGCGGTCAATATCAAAACAAGTGAGTACGAAAGGAAATACCACGTCAATGACAAGGTGTTTAATTTGAATTTAGAAGTTGAAGTTAGTGCAATGGACAAATCACAAAGAAGATGATAGAAATAATTGCGGAAGGCTACCAGTTAGAGGTAGGCGGTGACTTACAAATATTAATTACTCGACAAATAGCAGATATCAGAGAGCCTGAAAAGAGAACAAGTGATTGGTCAAAAAGTTTTACTCTTCCCGGTACTAAAGTAAATAACAAGTTCTTTAACGCTTTCTTTGAAGTAGGCAAGTCAACCATAGGCGGTAACATTCAGCAGATATCTGACTTCAAGGTAAACAAGAAGGCTCAATGCGTTATTATTGCTCACGGCATGGAGCAACTCAGAGGCTTTCTGAGATTGACAGAGGTAACTGTTAAAGGCACAAATGATATTGAGTATGTGTGTACCGTTCACGGTGAGACTGCTGACCTATTTACGAACATTAAGGACCTTAAACTATCGGACCTTGATTTCAGCGAGTATAACCACGTTTTAAATAGAACAAACGTCATTAACTCATGGGATACAGAGATTATCGTTGACGGAACAGGAGTGACATTTGAAAAAGGTAGAGGATATGTGTATGCACAAATGTTTCCAAAAAGGGAAACTAAAGGCAATAACTCTCAAGAGTGGTCTGTTGCTGACCATACGCCATGCCTTTACGCAAAGACGGTAGTAGACAAGATATTTGAAAATCAAGGCTATAGATACACAGGAGATTCATTTTTCAATAGCACACGTTTCAAGAACCTAATTATTCCGTACACCAACTACGGATTCAAAGTAAGCGACAACGATATTGAGGAAAGAATGTTCCGTGCTCAGGTTACAGGTGCTACTACTTTAAATACAATAGGTTATGGAAATGTTGGAGACATATTTCCTGCATCTAACGATTCAACAGGAGGTAACTTTGACAACGGTGGGAATTACAATACTACTACCTATAAATATACTGCTCCTGTATCAGCAAATTATGAGTTTGGTATATACTTAGACGGTAACTTCAACTTTACTGCTACCAATAATAGACCAGCATTTACAATTTTTGCAATTATGGTCAATGGGGTGATGAAGAATCAGATTGAATTAAAAACTACTATACAATCAAATCAAGCAGTTTTTGAGCAATCATCTTCAGCAATAGTTCCTTTAATACAAGGAGATGAAGTAGAATTAAAGTTCTATGACTCTTTGGCTCAAGACAATAACCTGATAACACGAACAGCGTATCAAATTAATGTAAACCCTGAATCATATTGGTACGTTTTAAGTACGTCATCAGGCTTCTTCTATGATAACCCTGTAGATTTTGCTTCGTTCTTTGTAGGTGATTACACTCAAACAGAACTCTTGACGAATTTCATCAAGATGTTTAATCTTTACATTGAGCCTACTCAGGATTCAAAGACTTTAAGGATTGTTCCAAGAGATGACTTCTACTCAGGTTCAGTTGACTATTCTCAAAAGTTAGATTATTCACAACCTTATGAGATTGTGCCTTACGGAGATTTGCAAGGTAATCCATACAAGTTTACTTACAAAGAAGGGAAGGACGAAGAGAATGAAGTCTACAAAACTCAGACGGCTCAGGTTTACGGTGAACGCACCTACAGAATAGATAACGACTTTGTAAAGCAAGAGAAAAAGATAGAGGTGACATTTGTACCTACTATGATGACTGAGGACTTTGGAACTCGTAGATTCTATTCTATGTGTACTACGCCCGATGGTCAAATAGGTGAACTGAGAATACTTTACTATTACGGTGCAGTTACTTGTCCGTTCTACTATTTGTATAACTCAGGCGGTAAAACTATTTCTGATATTAAAAATGTCTATCCGTTAACGCTTCATATCGATGACACTCAAGACATGAATTTCGATTTAAACTTCGGAATGCCTGTTTATGTCGATACAAAGTTAGGAATTGAATATACAAATCAGAATCTCGTAAATTTATATTACTACAAGACGCTCACAGAGATTGCAGATAGGGATTCAAAGATATTTAAAGGGTATTTCAGAATCACTACGAAGGATTGGCAGACAATGAAGATGTCAAACCTTTATTTCTTTGAGGGACAATATTGGAGATTGCAAAAGATTACCGATTACAACCCTTTAGTTGACGACGTATATGAGTGTGAGTTTTTACTTGCTAAATACTACCCACCTTTTTCAAGAACTAAAAAGCAGTTAGGCTTCTCTGATGTAGTTGACACTGGTGGCGGAGCTGAAGTTATTCCATTTGGAAACAAGACCAATTCAACAGGCTCTTCAACTCGTGGCGTTTATGTCGGAAACAACACAGGTCGTGGAGGCGAAAACGTAGTAGTTGGAAACCTTAACGCAATAGGAGGTAGTCACAATGTAGTTACAAGTTCAGAGCGTGTAGTGATTCCTGACAACTACGAGAATGTAACTGCTATCAGATGCAACGAGTACAATGTACCTTATACAGAGAGGCTTTATGTAGAAAACTATCCATGCTTAGGTAGTTGGATGTCAGGAGGGAAAGTTACGAGCATTACAGACGCTGATAGTCCTTATTTGGCTACTTTAGAAGATTGGCTAATACTTTGCGACACTAACGCAGGTTCAATAACCGTAACTCTTCCAACACCAACGGCAGCAAATAGCGGTAAAATGTACACAATTAAAAAGACAGCAAGTAATCACTCAGTTACTATAAACGCAGGTGATGGCTCTATTTTAATAGATGACGCAACCTCGCACACAGATAACGCCAAAAACGGCTACGATCAAGTAGTATCAGATGGCACTCAATATTGGATTATAACACACGGACACTAAAATGGCAATAGAAACAGCAGTTAAAATAGACGTAGATGTTAACGGCATACAAACCGTTCAACAGGCAGCAACAGTTTATGAAGATTTGGGTGATGCGTTTGCGAATACCCAGAGAGAAGCAGAGAAATTAGCCTTGCAATTTGGTATAAACGATGAACGAACAAAAGAGGCAATTAGAAGAGCGGGTGAATATAAAGGTCAACTTGAACAATTAGACCAAGCCATTGACGCGAATAGAGGAGGTGCAGACCAACTATTTAGGTCAGTTCAAGGACTTGCTGCAGGTTTTGAGATTGCTGCAGGTGCTATGGCTATTGTAGGGACTGAAAGTCAAGAACTTGAAAAGTTACTAATCAAGGTTCAAGGTGCTATGGTGTTAGCACAAGGCTTAAAAGACCTTAATGAATTCAAAGGTGCGATCATTGGAATTGCTACTAACATAAAGAACTTTTTGATTCCTGCATTTACAGGAATGAGAAACGCTCTTATATCAAGTGGTATTGGTGCAGCGGTTATTGCAGTTGGTGCGTTGGTTGCTAATTTCCTTAGATTAAAGGAAGCATCAGAACAAGCTACTGAAGCACAGAAAAAATATAATGACCAATTAACCGCTCTAAGGAATGAACGTAAACTTTTATTAGAAGGTGAAAAAGCAGTAGTTGAAGAAACACTAAGAACAACGCAAGCAAGACTAAAAGCAGGTCAGGATGAATTAAAGCGTCAAAAACAATTCAATGAAGAATATTATAGAGGTGTTGAGGCTCTGGGTAATCAAGTAAGGCAATCTGAAATTGATAGACGTAACGAAAAAATAAAAGCACAGGCACTTGAAAACGAACAATTACTAAACGAACAATTAAAACTATCTAAGCGTTTAGAAGAAATCAAAAAACAAGAAATAAAAACAACTACCAAAACAGTTTCTCAAGGTAAGCAAGAAGAAAAGAAAGTTGTCAATGAGTACGAGGAATGGTTAAAGAAAGAACGTGAAAGGTCTGCTAAAGAGTTAGAAGGTGTTCAAGGTCAGCAATTACAAAACCTTGATTTTACTATATCTCAGCAAACACAAAAAATAGTTGACGCCAATGCTATCATAGTAAGTCAAGCGACTGATAATTCAGTATCAAGTATAGACCGTTTAAAAATGGGCTACGACTTATTTGCTCAGGATACTTACAACACTTTTGTAAATATCTTTGAGGCTATTGCTCAACTTGAACTTGCATTTGGTAACGAATCAGAAAAGAGTCAGAAAAAAGCATTTGAAATTAGAAAAGGTCTTGCATTGGCATCTGCAACTATTTCAGCAGTTGAAGGTACAATAAACGCATTTAAAACCGCACAAGATTCACCCATTACGGCTTTCTTTCCAGCATATCCATTTGTTCAGGCAGGTATTGCAGCGGCTTTCGGTATTGCTAAAATTCAGCAGATTAGAAATCAAAAGTTTCAAGGTGCAACAACTCCATCAACAGGTTCAGTTCCAAGTACAGGAGGCAATCTAAATACATTTAATGCACCAACTACAAGACTTCCACAAGGTCAGGACATTTTGACACAAGAGAGAAGAGTATTTGTGTTAGAAGGTGACATCACAAGAACACAACGAAGAGCAGCGACTAATCAGAATGTGAGCGTGTTAGGTGGATAAAACAAAGCCAAAAATTAACAATCAATAATTATAATAGAATGGATTTACCAGTTTACAAATTAGTAATCAATCCTGAAGATGAAACAGGCGTAGAGTTCGTGTCACTTGTGACTAACCCTGCAATAGAAAAAGATTTTCAATATTTCAATAAGCAAGAGTTCTTCAATGACTATCCAAAGGCGGCAAGTCAAAACGCACAGAGAGGAATCAATCTAAACGAGGCTATAGGAAATGAGTGTGCAACTTTGGTAGGCAAGAACAGAGCAAGGCAGTTAGTGGCAAACGAGAATCTGTCTATTGAAACAATTAAACGTACTTACTCTTATTTGTCAAGGGCTAAAGAATATTATAACCCATCAGACACTAAAGCCTGTGGAACTATCTCTTATTTGTTATGGGGTGGTGAAGAGATGTTGAGATGGACCGAACGCAAACTTGAAGAGTTAGAATTGAGCAAAGCAAGAAAAGCAAGATTTGAGATTCAGAACGAAGAGAAGCGTATTATCTCAGGTGCTGCAATGATTGCAGATTTACCGATTTACAGATACGACGATATGAGAGGTGAATACTACGTTGTATTTGACAAAGAAACCATTTTTGAAATTGCTAAGAAATGGGCAAGAGGCGACAAGTACGACGCAGTAAACATTCATCACGACAAAGCCATTAACGGACTTTCTCTATTTGAATCATTTATCGTTGACAGAGAGCGTGGCATAATGCCTCCAAAAGGTTACGAAGAAGTAGCTGACGGAAGTTGGTTTTTATCTTACATAGTAAACGATGAATCTATATGGCAGAGAGTAAAAGAGGGTGAGTTCAAAGGTTTCTCTGTAGAAGGATTCTTTGACTTTGAAGAGACGGTAGAAGATAAGATTGCCAACGCTATGATGAAGAAATTAAAGAGAGTGTTAGAACAATGGGACGGTAAAAATTGAGCCAAAAAAAACAAACCACTAATTATATATAAAATGAATTCAAAAGAAGTAATCCAAGAAATCAGAACCTTGTTAGGTTTCTCAGAAGAGAAACAAGAGGTGAAGATGGAAACTGCCACGTTAGTAGATGGCACGATCATTGAATGGGAAGGCGAACTTGCAGTAGGTACTGCAATTTTCGTACAAACTGGCGAAGGCTTAATACCCGCTCCTGATGCCGTACATCAAGTAGAGGGGGGTATGCTTGTAACTACTGAAGGCGGTATCGTTACCGAAATCGTAGAAATCGAACAAGAAGTAGAAGTAGAAGTTGCAGCAACTGAGTTTGCAACCGTTGAATCTTTTAACGAATTGGCAAATCGATTCGCTGAGGCTATTGCTCGTGTTGAGAAATTAGAGAAAGCACTTGAGGCTAAGAATGCTGAGTTCAACTCAATGAAAGACATCTTCTCTAAGACCGTTGACTTAGTTGAAAAAGTAGCAGATTTACCATCTGAAGAACCACAAAAAGCACCTGCAAAACTTTCTAAGAAAGAAGAGCAGTTTGCTAACATCATGAAAATTGCACAAACCCTAAAAAATAAATAAAAAAATGGCATTTAACGTATCAGCCTTAGCAAATTACACCAACGAGCAGTCTACAGAGTTAGTACTTAAGTCTTTGTTTGGTAGCAAAACTGCTTCTATTTTACAAGCAGCAGGTCAAGTTCAAGTAGGTGTAAAGTCTGCAGAGGCTTTGAACATCCTTACTTCTGACGTTTACTTTCAAACTGATGGTTGTGGTTACACCGCTTCAGGTAACACTACTTTCTCTCAGCGTAACATCACTGTAGGTAAAATCAAAGTTGAAGAGACTTTGTGCCCTAAGACTTTAGAAGCAAAGTGGATGCAGACTCAAATCGCTGCAGGTTCTCCAACTTCAGTTCCTTTTGAGGAGCAAATCGGACAAGACAAAGCAAACAACATTGCAAAATTGTTAGAAGTAGCAATGTGGCAAGGTGACACAGCAACAACCAACACTAACCCTAACACTAACAAGTTTGACGGTTTCATCAAGTTGATTGACGCTGCTTCTGCTTCTACTGTTGCTGGTAACACTTCTTCTGCAACTGCAATCACTACCGCAAACGTAGAAGATTTGATTGATAACATCTACAACGTAGTACCTGCAGACATCGCTGACGCTTCTGACTTGGTTTTGTTTGTAGGTATTGATACTTTCAAAAAGTATAGCACTGCATTAAGAGCATCTAACTTATTCCACTACGCTGCTGATAGCGAAGGAATGGAAATCATGATTCCTGCAACTAACGTGAAAATGATTGCTGTAGGTGGATTGAATGGCACTAACAGAATGTTCTTAGCTCGTTTGTCTAACCTATTCATAGGTACTGACCTTGCAAACGAACAAGAAGAATACAGATTTTGGTACTCAACTGACGCAGACGAAGTTCGTTTCCGTGCTACTATGAAGTATGGTGTTCAGTTTGCATTCCCTGACCAAATCGTTCAGTTTAAATTAGCATAAGGAGGTAGAAAATGGCTTGTAACTTAACCGCAGGTTTTACTTTAGATTGCAAAGATTCAGTAGGTGGCGTTAAAGCTATCCATTTGATTGACTTTGCATCAACAGGATTTACCGTTAGCGGTGGAGAGGTTACTGCTACCACCATCGCTTCAGGCAGCGTATACACTTACGAGATGCCTAAGGGTGTGGGTTCTATGACTACCACTACTAACGTTTCCACTGAAAACGGAACTGTATTTAACCAAACTGACGTAGTTGCTCGTTTGAGAAAACTTGCTACTACTAAGCGTAACGAGTTGAAATTACTTGCTCAGAACAGAGTATTCTGTATTGTTCAAGATAACAACGACATTTACTGGCTTGTTGGTAACGAATACGGTTGTGACATCACAGCTATGACTGCTGAAACAGGAACTGCAATGGGTGATAACTACGGCTACAATTTCACTTTGAGTGCTATTGAGTCTGAAGCACCTTATTTAGTTCAGGCTTCTGTTGTGACTGCTCTCTCGATTTAAGTTTTCATAGTTTCTTTATTAAAGGGGTGGCTTCGGTCACCCTTTTTTTATTTGCCAAAAATTGATTTTTATTATTTAAGTATAGATGCTACAGATAAATAAGGCAGAGAGCAAGAATTGGTATTTGACTTTAACAGAGAAAACCACTATCTCTAATCCTTACTATTTATTTAGCCTTAAACATCGTTTAACTGCCGTAGAATACAACTTTCTTTTAACTGATATTTCTACTTACAAAGAGCGTTATAACGAGTTTGCAATTACAGAAGGTGCAACCGTTACTCTTGATGCAGGAGAATATCTGTATAGAATCTACGCTCAGACTTCATCAGTTAATACAAATCCTGAACTTGCTAACGAGTTAGTAGAAGAAGGGCTTGTAAAAGTTGACTTTAATCCGACAGCAGCGACGCAATACACCGTTGAACTCAACGAAAAAATATACGAAATCGAAGCACCTGAGACCATTGCTTACCTATTGTTGGAAAGCGGTGATTTCTTGCTTCAAGAAGATGACTCAAAAATTTTACTATAATGCCAGATAAAAAAATTAGTGCCTTAGATGCCATAGTTACGATAGCAACAGACGACGTTCTACCTATCGTTGACAATTCAGCATCTACTACAAAAAAAATAAGCATTGCTCAAATTAAAAGTGAAGCACCTGTTCAAAGTGTTGCAGGTAAAACGGGAACAGTCACTCTTGTTAAGGGTGATGTAGGTTTGGGTAACGTGGACAATACTGCTGACGCTGACAAGCCTATTTCAAGTGCGACACAATCAGCTTTAAACGGTAAACAAGCGACTTTAGTTAGCGGCACTAATATTAAGACAATTAACGGAGAAACTCTCTTAGGTAGCGGAGATATTACAGTTGGAGGTGGTGGCATCTCTGACGGTGACAAAGGAGACATTACAGTTTCTGCAAGTGGAGCAACTTGGACAATAGATAACGGTGTTGTAAACAACGATAAAATTGCAACAGGAATAGACGCTGCTAAATTGGCTGACGGAAGTGTAAGCAATGCGGAGTTTCAATATCTTAACGGTGTAACCTCTGCAATTCAAACGCAGTTAGACGGTAAAGTAGACGAAAACTCTGCAATAATAGGAGCGACAAAAACGAAGATAACCTATGACGCAAAAGGTTTAGTAACCGCTGGGGCAGATATAGAAGCAACTGATTTACCAAGCGGAATTGATGCAACCAAAATTGCGGATGGAAGTGTTACAAATGCTGAATTTCAGTATTTAGGAAGTGTAACAAGCGACATTCAAACGCAATTAAACGGCAAACAAGCAACGATAACAGGAGCAGCAACAACTATCGACACCGAAGATTTAACGGCTTCAAGGGCGTTAGTATCTGACGGAAACGGAAAGGTTGCAGTCAGTTCAGTTACATCTACTGAGTTAGGGTATGTAAGTGGCGTTACGAGTGCGGTGCAGACGCAGTTAAACGCAAAGATTGCTACCTATGACGGAGCAACTTACGATGTTACGGCTTTGGCTGCCGTTACACAAGCAGAATATGATGCAATAGGTACAAAGAGTGCAACAACACTTTACTTTATTATCTAATGAAGTTAGGGACGAACGATATAAGTAGCGTTTATTTAGGCACTAATGAGGTGCAAAAAGTCTATTTAGGCACTAATGAGGTTTGGAGTAGTTATGCCTATTTACTTGACACTTATAGTGGTGCGGCTGCTGCCTATTCTTTGCGTAAATTAAGAAGTGCCTACACAGGTAGTGCAATTGGTGTTCGTAGGGCATCAGATAACACGGAGCAAAATATCGGCTTTGTTGATAATGTACTTGACACATCTTCACTAACATCTTTTTGTAGCGGTACAAATGGATTTGTCACTACTTGGTATGACCAATCAGGTAACGGAAGAAATGTAACACAAACGACAGCATCAAATCAACCGCAAATAGTTAGTAGTGGTAGTGTGTTAACAGAAGGAGGTAAACCAGCAGCACAATTCAACGGTACGTCAAATGTATTAACGGCATCGACTGCGACCGATTGGAACTTTTTGCATCAATCGGGTATTTTTTATAATTTTTCAGTTTTAAAAATTGGCAATACATCTGACCCAAATGTAATTATGGCTATTTGGGGGAATAGTTCAACAGTTTTACAAAATGGTGCTCAATATTTATATGACGATAGATTAACCATACCAAGGAATAACGCATTGTTTCATTTGATTGGTGTACCTAACCTAGATGTAGTTGTTAACCTTGCAAATAATTATCAAAATGCTAATGTTCAATTTTTAAATACTTTGTATTCCGATGTGTCAAATTCTACCGTTTCAAAAAGAAGTGGAATAGCATCTAATGGGGGGACATTTCAAGAAAATAACGCAATAAATGCTAGTACAAGTACAAATAATGCCAATAGACCGATAAGTATTGGAGGTTCTCCAAATGCAAGTAATGTGATTCAATTTTATTTTTTAGGCAATATGCAGGAAATGATTTTTTATCCATCAAACCAATCCTCAAACCGCACAGGCATAGAAACCAACATAAACTCATTTTACTCTATCTACTAATGCAAGGCTACAAATACACAACCGAACCCGAAGCAATATCAGCACGTCAACAATGTGACGCATATTATGGCATTCCTAAAAGTCCCGATGATGTAACTCAACATTGGGTAGGATATAACTTTGCAGAATTAAATGAGCCGCAATTTTGGTATATAACCTATGACGAATCTTTACTGCCTATTTTAGGTGAACCAATAGAATTTGAAGTAATACAACCTAACCCATTCGATGAAACTAACTGATACAACCGCTAACGCTTTAACAACAACCTCCTTTGTCGGGGCTTTCAGTAGCATTGCAACGACTTGGAATCCTATCATCTCTGCTATCGGTGGGATTATCGCAATAGTTACAGGTTTACTTGGTGCTATTTACTACATTAAAAAACTAAGAAAATGAAAGAGTGGGTAATAATTAACGAAGTAGAAGGAGGTTACATCGTTGAAGATTGTCAAGGCTACACTCATTATATAGATTACAAAACTTACGATAAATACAATGATTGACCGTATATTTAAAAATTGGAAATCTACCTCCTTAGGGCTTGGCGTTATGGCTGTAGGCTTTATTCTCGTGTGGTTTGAAAAAGCAACATTAACTGAGTTTACGGCATTTATTGGCGGAGGTTTACTACTTTTATTTTCAAAAGATGGCAAAGCAGCAAATTAACTTATTTAAAGCAAAGCCAACTAAAAAACTTAGAAGGCACACCAAACACAAGAATAAACACAAATCAACTAAACCATATAACGGACAAGGAAGATGACAGAATTTGCAAGAATAAACTTTGCCGAAAGCAAGATACCTGTTTTCAAAGAAAATAAGGCAAAGAACTATATCACATACGGTACTGATAACAAGTACCCACAGATGTTAATTGACCTTTACAACTCTTCTCCTAAACACGGAGCAATCGTAAGTCAAAAGGCTCAATATATAGCAGGTGACAAAACTGAGGTTATAGCCAACAACACAGAGCAACTAACCATTGCAAAGGATAGACTTGCTTCTATTAACTCTTACGAGTCATTTGATGACGTTAAAAGCAAGATTGCTGCTGACCTTGAACTATTTGATGGATTTGCATTGGAGATTATTTGGAATAAGGCGAAAACCTCCATAGCTGAGATTTATCACTTGCCATTTCAAAATGTCCGTATTTCTCTTGACGGTCACTATTGGTACGCTGAAGATTGGAGCGATAGAAAGTTAGATCCTATTTATTATTATTGCTGGAATCCCATTACCCGTGAGAATAAGCAGTTGTACTATTTTAAAATGTACAAAGCAGGTCAAGGGGAATATCCTACTGCACCTTATCAAAGTGCTTTAAAATACATCGAAATAGACACTGAGATTGCAAATTTCCACCTTAATAGTATAAAGAGTGGTTTCTCTGCACAAACTCTCTTACAACTCTTCAAAGGCGTTCCTACACCTGAAGAGATGAGACAGACTATTAAGCGTTTCAAAGAAAACTTTAGCGGCACAGATAATGCAGGTTCTATAATCATTCAGTTTAACGATCCAAACGAAACTCCGTCAGTTGTCAATAACTTAGCACCATCTGATTTCGACAAGCAGTTTGACCTATTAAACCAAACAGTTCAGCAGGAAATATTGATGGCTCATCGTGTAACCTCTCCGATGTTGTTTGGTATCAAAACAGAAGGGCAACTTGGTGGACGTTCAGAACTAATTGAGGCTTACGAGGCTTTCCAAACTGCATACATTGAACCACGTCAGACTCAAATGGATAGAGCGTTGACTTCTATTTTTAAGTTTATTGTGCCTGTAACCCTAAAAAGTAAAAATAAGCCTCCTATCGGTTTGAACTATGTTGAACTATTTGAGAAAGGCATTATCTCACAAGCTGAAGCACGAAGAGAATTAGGCATGAGTGACACCGTTGCAATGTCTTCACATTCTAATTGCAATCACAATCCTTTCGGCTGGGATGACGACAAAGACCTTGCAGTATTTGAGCAATTCGGTGAATTAGCTTCTAAGTTTGAAAAAGTCCCTTTTGATTTTGCCTCTGCTCTTGAACTTATCATTCTGCAGTTTCTGAACGGAAACACAGAGTTAACACTTCAAGACCTTGCGAACAACATTAAGCAAGATGCTGACAAAGTAGCGGAGGCAGTAACCAAACTTATCAATGACGGCTTAATCACCTCAGCAGATAACATTTTAAACGTAACAGAGCAAGGAACTAAGACGCTTGTTGATTCAGGCTTAGGAACTGAACTTGTAGTGCGTTATACCTACGAAAAAGCACCTGGAATAAGCGGCTCTGAAATTATTCCTACTTCAAGAGATTTTTGCAGAAGATTAATTTCATTGAATAGAGTTTATTCAAGAGAGGACATCGACCAAATCAGTTCTATTTTGGCTGCAGAATATAATGAGCCTGGTTATTCAGCTTGGGAAAGAAGAGGCGGTTGGATGACAGTAAAAGGCTCTTCTCCTGCTATTCACGTACCTTACTGCAGACACATTTGGAAATCACAATTATTAAGAAGAAAAATCAATGGCTAACTTTGTATATTTCATTTCAGTTACCTTTTTAAAGGATAACACACCCATCAATGAAAATCTTGATGATAAATTACTTAAAAGTGCTATAAAAGAGGCACAAGAAGTGTATATTCGTGACATCATTGGTAGCGGTATATATGACGAACTGCAACAGCAGACTTTTGATGGTTCTGTAACTGCTGACAATACGACTCTTTTAGATTCATATATAGCACCTTGCTTGAAGTACTACACTCTTGTAGAGTCAATGCTTCCGATGACTTTTAAATTCTTGAATAAGTCCGTAAGTTCAAGACAGGCAGAGTTTGCTCAACCTGTTACACCTCAGGAATTAACTCTAATAGAACAACGCTACAGAGACAAGGCTGAGTATTACGCTGAAAGATTGCGTAACTTTTTAAAGGAGTACCCACAGATTTACCCTAAGTATTTAAATCCTGGTAGTGGCTTCGATGTCATCAAACCAAAAAACACGGCTTTGTTTGGTGGAATGTATATGCCTGGCACAGATGACGATTGCTTTTATAACTATGACTTCCCACAAGAATAAATGGCGGTTAAAAAACGAACAGAAACTAATTAAACTTTATGACGTTAAATCAGATTATCCAAAAAATTCAGACTCAAGCAGAGTCCCACAAAATGGTGGGAAAGTTCGCAGTAGGGGCTGACTTTGATTTTGCAGTTGAAGAGGTTAAATACTACCCTCTCGTTTGGTTAGTTCCTAATGGTTTTCAGTTTAACACAGAAACAAGATTAGTCACTTACAACTTTGAACTTATGGTAATGGATAGAGCCTTTGAAAGTAGCTCTAACACTATCGAAGTGCTTAGTGATAGTGCAGGAATTATTTTAGACATTGTCACACTTCTTAGAAGAAACGTGACTGAAACAGATTTTGAACTTATTGTAAATGCAGCAGCAGAACCATTTTTTGATAGCAGCACAGACGTTGTTGCTGGTCATTCTATTAGTGTTAGTGTTAACACGCCCTACCTCGAATCCTACTGCGACATCCCAACCTGATACGAGTAGGCTAATAATTATCAGAGAAATCTATGAGATTGAAAAAAAGCACGACAGTATTTACAAAGTCTTTGCTGATAGCATTACTTCTGTTAACACCACAGAGAGTCTTCTGTCAATACTCAGACAGCACGATAAAAGAAATTAATTTGCGTCTGTTAGAACTTCACAAATGCCGCCAAAAACAGGAAAAATACATAGTTTTGGCGAGTTTAGATAGTGCCACAATTCAAGAGCAGCACAGTCAAATAATCAAACTAAAGAACGACAACTTTGAAATAAAAGGTCAACTAAATAGGTACAGAGATTTTTGTATTATCAGTTGGTCTGTTTTGATTTTGTCAATATTACTATGAAAATGCAAGACATAGTTTATCACTACATTGAGAAGTACCCTGATCACCCAAAAAGAACTTTAGCTAAAATAATACTTGAAGAAAACCCAACTATTGGTACAATTGAATCTATAAGAAGTAGTATTAGACACGTTACTGGATCTATGGGAGTTAAAAACTTTAAATACGCAAAAATGCACACGAAATCTACCATACAAGAAGGTTTGCAAAAACTTAAAGTGCAATCTCACAACAAAGAGATGCAGAATGTTCATTTAGTTCAAGGACGCTATTTAATTCTATCAGATATACACATACCTTACCACGATGAAGACGCTTTAACCACAGCTTTAGAATGGGGTTTAAATAACGACGTTGACTGCATTGTTCTTAATGGGGATGTCATGGACTGCTATCCCGTTAGTTCTTTCATTAAAGAAGTTGGTATGCCATCTTTACGAGAAGAGATAGAAATGACTAAAGCATTTTTCACTTACCTAAGAGAGTTATTCCCTGAGATTCCTATTTACTACAAATTAGGTAACCACGAAGAGAGAGTTAAAAACTTTCTTTTAAGACAAGCAAAAGAGTTTAGTGACGTTGACAATCTAAAGTTTGAAAACTTGCTTTCTTTGAGTGAGTTTAAAATTGAGTTAGTAAACAGAGAGATTATAAAGTTGGGCAAGTTAAATGTATTACACGGTCACGAAATGGGTGAGAGTGTATTTAGTCCTGTTAACCCAGCAAGAGGGATGTTCTTAAAGGCTAAATCTTCTACTATCTTTGGACATAACCACCAAGTTTCACACCATAGCGAAAACAACATTAACGGAGAAAGCACAGGAGTTTGGTCAATGGGT